TTTCTCACAAATTTATCAAAAGCCTCACTGGTCTCATCAATTTGCTTTGTATCAAAACCTGAGTTTGGTCTTTTCATAACCGTCTCAAGCTGTTCTACTTGCTCTTTGATGCTGTCCTGTGAGAGTTGGGCTTTGGTCACGGCTTGGTTAATATCTTCTAGACTATCAAGTTTGCTTTCTATATTTGCAATCTTGTCATCTAAAAGAGTGTCGTGTCCTCTGCCAGATTCTAACGCTTCAAGTTTCTCATCATAAGCCTTCTTGAATTCTTCATGTGACTCTGCGAGATCATTCATAGCGTTTTTTATATCTATTTCAGACATAATTAACTCCTTACAGTTTTATTAATGGTTAATGTTAATGTTTTAATCGCTTCTACGAGTTCAGCATCATCATCAACCTCTCGCTGAGTAAATGCTTGCTTTACAGCTTTTGCTGCAAGCTTAGATTCAGAACGAGAAAGTCCGAAGGCATCACGCATTCCGTTTTCCCATTCTCTAATGGAGATCTCCTCGCCCTTTACCGAACGGACTGTCGCTCTAGGATTCATAGGAAAGGTCACAAGGCTGACCTCCATTAGATCTAATTCTTTTATAATTCTTTTGCCTGTACGTTTGTCATACTCAACCTCTTTTGGATTTACTTTAAATCCTATAGACAAGCCATCTAGTGCGCCCATTTTCATAAGTTCATACGCATCTCTACCGTTTGTTGTACTTAGTGCTAGCTGACCTTTTACATATAAGCCGTGGTCATCTTCTTTAATATCTGTAAATACACCAATAGGCATATCTGTTTTGTGTTGGTATAAAAGTTTTACACCTTTAACACCTCTTTGGCGCAATGTCTTAGAAAATGCTCCGTCTACGACTACATCATTACCTAAATCAGTATTATTAAACACTGAGCCATAGCCTTCAAAGGTACCATCTTCTTCTGTTGCTATTAGTTCAGTCTTAATATCAATGAAAGATTTAAAATCCTCTACATTGTCAGTTTGAGAGACACAAGAACAATCACTGTCTTTTTTCTTAGGTTTCTTTTTCTTAGGCTTCATTGGTCCGCCGTAACCATAACCAGATTCTTCTGAACTTAACTCATCTCCTGTAAGTCTTGTGTAATCTGCATGTGAACTGCAAGGCATATAAACGGTGTTACCATCTTCATCGTGTGTATGTGTACCAGAGCAACCTATCTCTTTTGCTCTTTCTGATGCCTCTTCTTCTGTTGTAAATACATCTTTACGTATTTGTCTTTTTTCATCGTTCCCTTTGGAATTGTAGCTTGAACTACAGACTGCTAGCCTTTGGTTGTTATCGTATTCATCGGTCATAGTTTTGTCCCCCATACAACGACTCATAAATTTGCTTCTACTTTCTCCTGATTTTGGCTTTGGTATTGGCATTATGTCAACATATAGTATCTGATTGATTAATTAAGCACAACATCTTGTTCATCCACATAGATTATTACACATCTACAATTTATAACATTACGTGCGCCACCTCTTGGATCACCTGCATGTGACATCAAAGCGCCACCTACTAAAAAATCTTCGTTCATATCTCTTATCTGTCCATTAGCTAAGGAATGTGCAGATCTTGTTCTTGCGTCATTGGTAGACGCCCATCTTTTTACCATAATCCTTTTCTACTTCTTTGTAGTATCTGTGGTGTGCGCGGCTTGCTGCATTATGCGTTTCTGTTCTTGCAATAGTAGCCGCCCTTGTTCTTGTTATAGGTCTTACCTTAACATCTATGTTTCTAGCTATCTGTGTTAAAGTAAGACCTTCTGCCCTACCATCTTTTATAATTTTATCAATTCTTCTTGCTATGCTTGCGCTTATGCCTGACAAAATCAATTCTCTTGATTTAAAATATTCTTGTAAAAAAGGTTCTAAATCCTTATTTCTATCAAAGACCAAAATATCGTCTTTTAATTCTTGAAAACTATTTTTTGCATTATTTGTTTCAAAGATTGTTTTGTAAACTCTGCGATAATGACTTTGCAATGCTGGATATAATTCCTCTAATAAATCTCTTGAAGCTATACTCTGGTCGTACTGACCAAATTCCTTATAGATAAACGCACGAGTATTTATAAATCTTCCGAATAAAGATGTTAATCTTTTAAAAAAAGATCTTTCAAGATTGTTTCTAATTCTTAATTGTGACCTTACTTCCTTAGATACACTTATTCTATTTCTTGTAAACCTTCTTATTTGTTTGGTAGCTAAGGTCATTTTTTCTTTGGTCTACCTTGGGAATCTGTCGGCCCTTTTGATTTAAGAGGATGTCCATCTGGAAATAAATCTGTGTCGTGCTTACCTCCTCTAAACCTACCTGTTCTTAGTGCGGCTAGGTAAGAATTTACACGAGCATAAGCCCACCTGTCACTACCACCTTGCCTTCTCACAGAAGGCCTTACGCTAGAGGGGTTTGTATTATAAGCACCTACACCTCTACGAAATACTGCTGATAAGGTGCGCAGATTAGTTCTTTTTTTAGGATTATCACCATACTTTTCATTGTGTTTATCTACTTTATTTTTCAAGCCTTCTTTTACTCTTTTAGAAAGTTCCTTTTCTTCATAGATATTTACATCAATATGCTCATCTAAGCTGTATATTTTTTCTTCTTCTCGTTCTATCTGGTTACGTTTTTTTCTTGCCCAACTTTGACCTGCATCACCTCCCCATAAAGCCCATGCAATTCTCCCTGCTGATGGATAACCTTCTTCTCCAGAGTTAAAACCTTCTGCTTGTTTATCTACTTCGTGTCTTGAAAAAAAGCTATGCATTCTTTTTACAGTTGACACAGATAACCTCTCTCTATTTTTTATAGATGTTGCTCTTGCAACCCCTACAGCAGTTCCACCTCTGCCAAACTCTTTTCTCCATTCAAGACCTTTAATTGCTTCTGAAACCATACCATCGGTCGGGCTGAGATCTATATCCGCTATGGCTTTGTCATCTTCTAAATTGTCGTCATCTAAATCTGATGTGAAGTATGCGTCCAGTTCCTCTGATTTTGTTGGCATGTCAGGTTTCGGCGTCTCTTCTGCACCTAGTGGAAATAATGTAGCTGATATGTAAAGGTCATCTGCCCCTTTCATAGGCGATAATCCTAGTTGTTCTCTAGCTTCGTTTCTTGTCATTATTCCTTCTCTAACTGCGATGGTAACATTCTCATATATTCTTCTAGTTCGTTCTGCTAGTGCAGGTATCTTATCTATGTCAAAACAGAACATTAGACCTTCGCCGAACATTGGTGTAAGCCATTCGTTCATATCTGATTCTAATTTTCTAAGATGTGGAATAATTGTTTCCTCATATAGTGCAAGCCTTGCTTCCGCCACGTTTGCGTATGTCTGTGCATCAGGAACGCCTACCAGTTGGCTAGGCACTCCAAAGCATAACGCTATATCTGTGGCGGCCATGTGTTTTAAATTTAAAAAATCCATATCCTTTGGAGACAGTCCCATTTCTTTCCAATCAAAATCTCCTTCAAGCAACAAAGGTCTACCTGCATTAGATGTGCCACTAAATCTATTATTAAGATCTGTAAGAAGTTGTTGACGTTGGCTTTCCGATAGATTTACTGATATGCCTGAGTCGTCTTGTGGCTTAAATACTACTGCACCACTTGGTCTTGCGCCATTTCCAAGCAGATTTATATTATGTTTACCCGCCATGTTATGTTGATCTACCTCTATAGCTGCAGCTGACATCGGTGATAATCCATAATAATCATCTAAAGGGCTCCATAATTTAACGTGTTTTAAATCACTACCACCTGTAGTTTCATCCACAGGGTAAGATGCTGATACTTGTCCGCCTAGTTTATAATCGTACCTATCAGGTATAAGTTTGTTGTTGCCTTTTATTTCTATACGATCTGGTCTCAATAAATGCAACTCCTTTGGAGCGCCTACCTCCGCACCTACTTTTAAAATATAAGCATTTCCACTTAATAAAAGAAAACCAAAGATGCTGTTAAAAAACTCACTATGCGATTGTAAAGGATTAGGTCTATCAATAAGAGTTAGCAATGGGTGACTTTCTAACACTACATCTCCAGCCTTAAGCATGTAAGGAACAGAACTAGCACCTTTGGCTATTTCGTTAACGCATCTATATACGATGCTGTTTTTCATATAGCCTTCTTCGGCTAATTCTTGGTAAGAGTATTTTTTTCTTTGAGAAGTACCTACCCCAAAATACCCTACCATTCCTGTATCTTTTCTTTCAGGAAGTTTTGTAAATGTATTTTTTAAATTATCTAGTATTGATGCCATCAGCTTATTCTCCAGTTCACGTCTCCCCTTGATCTGCTTAACTCAGTTAAACCCCATACTAAAGCATCAAGCCTATCAGGGGAAGGTCTTGATTCTCCTGTATAAGAACACATCTGTGACTCAAGTTCAGAGAAATATCCAACGTGGTGGACTCGCTTCTGCTCATAGAGTGCACTTATAGGCTCTGCTCTTGTAAGCTTGCCTCTAGTGGCTCTAACTGACCTATAAGGTATGTTATTATCTATACTCCTTAAAAGTCTTTCTACCAAGTCGCCTCCGTTATTGACTTCCGCAACTATTCTATCAGCACCCCACTCATAGAAGCAACCGATAGCTTTTCTGCCCCATTGGTCTGGTGTGTATCTGCCTGAGATATCTTCTAGCACGTAAAATCTTTGAAGGTGGTCTTTACCTACCACAACAATACCAGTTTCATCACTATTTTCATTGGCAGTTACCGCAGGATCAATAGCTATTATTATTTTTTCTAATTCTCTTTCATCTTCTTCAGATATTCTTGTTTCATCAATCATCCTTGTATTCCACAGAGCGCCTTCCAAATCTTCTATTACCTCTGCATATAATTCCTGTCTACCAAGTGTCGTGCCTTCATATCTCTCTCTTAACATGGTTAGAGCTGTATCTGCTAAGTTGGCTGCATTTTCAAAAGTATTGCCTTTTGTTACACGCACATCATTTCGTAATATTAGATCTTTTATAATTTTGGTGGGTTTTGGTGTAGTTGTTATGACACACTGCGGGTTTTCACCAAGACGCAAACCAAACATGAGTTGGTCAAATGCCTCTGAATATCTCCAAGCCGCAAGTTCATCAGCCCATGCTCTGTGAAACTGCGGCCCTCTTAACCTTTCTGGCTCTGATGCTGCATATCCTATAATCTTAGAGCCATTAAATAAACGTATCTCAGATGTACTTTGTGAGTAGCCTTTTCTATCCTTTTCCTTGCTAAAACATTCTTGCGGTATTATTGTCATCAAACCGCTAGGGCCTCCGAAACAAACTCTTCTTAGATCGCCGTGTGTAGGTGCTACTACTGCGGATATGGTATTTGGATTTCTTAATGCGTATAAAGCTATGTCTTGCGCACCTGTTCTAGTCTTGCCCCAACCACGTCCTGCAAGTATTAACCAAATATAATGTTGTTCTTTTGGTTGTAATTGTTTTGTTCTTGCTGTCTTTAACCAATCAGTGTACAGGCTGATCGTCGCTTTCTCTGCGTCTGTCTGCAACTGTGTCAAGCAGTTCCATAGCTTCTCTGAAGGCGTTGTTTTGTAAGTTTCCATTTATCTCCACATTATGAGTTACTTCACCTAGTGCTAATTTAGCTAATCTTTGCGCAGATAATGCGGCATTGGCTAATGCGTGTAGCTGACTAGGTATCATACCTTTCTTTCCTTCATTTAATTCTTGGTTATTTCTAGCTAAGTTTTGACCTACCGTTGTTAATAATGCTTTAGCTAGATTAATGCTATTTGTGTCAAACTTTTTAGATTCTTCTGTCAAATCTTTCTGTCTTTGCTTATCAAGACCAATTAAATATTCTTGTTGAAACTGTTCACGCTGTGCTTTCCAATTATCTTGCTGTGCGTTTCTATAAAGTGTGGACTTGGCTATATTGAATTTGAGAGCCAGTTCATCTAGTGTATATGTTTTTCTATTACCTGATTCATCATCAAAACCTTGTACATATAGTATTCTAATCTCACCCTTTAGGTCATCAGTAAGTTTTACATATTTAGATTTTTTAACCATATATTCTCAATATTTCTCAGGATAATATCCCAAATCATTCCAAATTGGAAATAATGTTGTATGATTATTCTATCAATAACAGAGGTTATACATGAAATTAGGAATAGTCGGACATGGTTTCGTTGGTAAAGCGGTAGACTTTGCATTTACACACCCTAGTATAGAGAAAACAATCATTGATCCAGTTTATAACACTGACATATCCATTTTAAGCAAAACTCCACATGATGTGGTTTTTGTTACTGTACCTACACCAACAAATGCAGAGACAGGTTTTGTAGATGCCTCTATAGTAAGAGAAACAGTCAACTATCTTGTACAAAAGACCAACACAGATTTAATAGTTATTAAATCTACTGTGACACCAGATATTGTTGGAGATCTTATAACAAGTCACAACAACCCTAATATAATTTATAATCCAGAATTTCTTACTGAACGCTCAGCGAATGAAGAATTTGTTAGTGCCGAATACCATATAATGGGCGGTAATTATAGTGCCTCTGATAAGCTAATTAATCTATACAAACGATATTCAATGTGTGAAGCATTACATTATGTAATTGTTACACCGCAAGAAGCATCTTTTATTAAGTATGCTTGTAATTCTTTTCTTGCTACCAAAGTTTCTTTCTTCAACCAGTTATATGATCTTTGCCAAGACAATAACTGTTCTTACAACTCTGTTATGAAAGGTGTCACTTTAGATAAACGTATAGGGTCAAGTCATACAAAAGTGCCAGGTTATGATCTAAAACGTGGTTTTGGTGGTGCTTGTCTACCAAAAGACACTTTAGCCTTTCTTAAATTTTCACAAGATAATATGTCTCTTCTGCAAACTGTATTAGATATTAACAATAATATAAGAAAACAATACAAATTAGACGAAAGAGAGAAAATAAATAAAATACGTTTTAAATAATAGAAAAGGGGAACTACGGAATTCCCCTTTAATTTTTAATAACTTTCATTTTATTTTATTAACTTGCAGATTGAGTGAACTATCTGTAGTTACATTATACACTAATCATTAAAATTAACTCCACCCCAATCAGATACATTATTTTTCTTAAATGGTAAGAATCTATGTTTGTCAAAGTTGTACTGAAATGTAGCTTCTCCAATCTTGCCATATAAGTCTTGCTCTCTTATCTTTCTTGTTATTACGTTAGTTGTACTTGTGTCAAAATCTCTATGTACTGTAAGAACTGCGTCAGCCATATTATGCCAATGTGCCGCACCGCTTATATCGTATGCTGAGGGTGGTGCATAGTTTCCGTCTGTCCCTTTCTGTAGTTTAGTAGGATGTGCAACTATCCACGTAACAATCTCGTATATACGACTAAATCTTTTACATAAAGATATAAAGTCACGTATGTGCTCATCTTCTCTTGTATTACCAGATCTCTTGGCGCTCACCTCATTAAACGGATCAATAACCAAACCATTTATGCCGTGCTTAAATATACTGCTCTTGGTTATAGATAGTATATGGTCAATGCTTGGTACATGGTCTTTTGTTTCTATAAAAAAGAAATGTTTATGTATAAAGTCTATGGCAGTATTTAATTCTTGCTCTGTCATTCTGCTTGCAAAGCCTTCATCAAAACTTTTTTGTGTGTACATTTGCGCCATTCTTCTTATGTGGAACTCTGTACTATGCTCTGGTGAAAATATTGCAAACTTCCAATCGTGATTTTCTGCCAAAGTTATAAGTATTTGGTCTAAAAATAAAGACTTACCATGGTTTGGTATACCTGTTATTGTATGAAATGTACCAGTCATAATCTTGTATATATCATCTAAGCCTTGTATTCCTATTTCTAATGGCTTTTCATAATTACCGTTATAAAGATCATGTAATTTGCCATAGTAATCATTAGCTGTATATAAACCATCCACAGGATAAGGCTCTGCATTCTCTAAGATTTCTTTTAACTTTACATCGCCATGCTTCATAAGAACATCATTTGCGTCCTTACATCCTTCTGGTAAACGAACGAACCAAGATATATCCTTTCCAAATCTATGTAAAAGTTCCTTGTGTAAGGCTCTGCCAGCACTATCTGTATCGGTAAATATAATTATTTTGGTAGCTTCTAGCGGACAGTTTTGTAATGCCTTAAATCTTGCATCATTCTCATTAAACTTTGCTTCCTTTGGTGCTCCGTTTGGTAATGTAGTTGCATCATATCCAACCATTTCGCAAGACAGTACATCCATTTCTCCTTCTACAAATACTATAGATTTTTTCTTATAAATATTATCGTAGTTATAAAGTATCTGTTTGGCTCCTTTTGTTTGCTTAAAACCTTTGTCTGCGGTTCTATACTTAATATTTTCTAGTTCACTATTCTCATTAAAATACTGAAAACCAAACCAACCTTTTTCATCAAATATTTTGAATTTATCAACTACTGTTTTAGATATACCTCTCCTTTTAAAGAATTTGTACATCTTGTCTGTACTGTTTTCAATAGGTTTGGTTGGTCTTGTATACGTTTGCTTTGGTAAAGAAAAAGGTGTCATGCCTTTCTCAAAATAACTGCCTCTCCATTCACAATGGTGACAAAACCATACCGTACCTTCAGAGTTTATTGTAACAGTAAGTGGATTATCTCTAGGGTTGTGTGGTGGCTGACACTCTGGACATTTAATTTTTTGTGAGCCATGTTCTTGTGATCTTAACCTTATTCCATATTCTTCTGGTCTTTTATTCATTTCTTTATCCCGCTAAATTATTGATTTTCTTTTGTGGTTTTGCTTTTATTACACAACCATATTTATCTGTTTCAAAGAAATCTAACCACCTTTCTTGGTTCAACCAAGTAGTTGCATGTGGAATATATTTTTCTTCTGTTTTTTGGCTTTGTTCGGCGAATCTCTGTGCGCCATAAAGAATCTTGTCATAATGTTTTTCATCAAACTTTGACCAAGACTTATATGCAGATTTCTTTGCAATCTTTCTTGGATATATTCTCCAAAAGATCTCAAACTTTTCACCATATATATCTTTAGTATTTTCTTTAGTATTGTAGGTCTTGGAGGTACTAGGGGTGGTTACCTCTAGGACCCTAGGGTAATCTGTGACCATATTTGGATTTAAAAAGTATCTGTTACTTGTACAACCTCCATTTTCGTTTCTTCTATGTTTTACAATAACCAAGCCGAGATCAACAAACTTTTTTATGGCTACCTTTACGCTTTTAGTTGTCTGCAAGCCAACTATTTGTGCAATATGACTGTGTGAGGGGTAACAACTACCCTTTTCATCAGCATAGTCTGCCATGATGTGTAGAATATATTTTTCTGTGGGTTTTAAGCCTTGTAGCTTTTTTACTTTATTTACAAATTCTATTGACATATTATCTCCTTTACAATTAAAAGAGATAATATATCAAATATAAAATTAATAAACCTTTTTTGGAATATTAAAGAAGATTAAGTTTGTTATTGATTTCCATAAAATGTTCTTTTTCATAAACATCTTTGGTTTGAATTAGTTGTTTTTCTACCATTACTCCAAGGGTTACTAGTTCGTGTAATGTAAGTTCTACTTTAACAGTTTGTGCTTTTATATTTTCCATAATTATGACCTGTTTAATGAAGCTATTGTAGATTTTTTCTCTGAACTGCTTCTTTTTTGAAGGTGTTCGGGTATTATGTAACAGTATCTATCATGCCATAATCCAATCAAGCCGCTATCGTTATGGTATGTAGTTCCTACAGTACCATCTTCATAGAATACTTGACCTGTGCAAAAAAGGTCTGACTTATTTTTCTTGGTTATATATTCTTCAAAACTTTCTTTTGATTGTTCTTGTAATATTTTTTCTTTCATTTTATTTTCCTTTTTTCAATTTAAAGAAGTTTTAATTAACCTCTATAAGTAATAATTATACATTGTTTTAAAAAAAAAGAAACCTTTTTTGGAATATTTCAACGCACTTTTTTTAAATAATTTTGTAAGTCTTTTTTAGGTTTCCACCCTAAATCTCTTGTATTTTTAGTTATAAGGCTAGATATTTTTCTGTTTCCTCTGCGATCAGGTGTAAATCTGTAATCAAGGTCAAGCAACTCTGCAACTTGTATAATGCTGTATGAAACATCACTACCAATACCAAATCTATCACCTTGTCCTTTTTCGGCAACAATCATAAGTGCATCTACAATATCCTCTATGTGTGTGAAATTTCTAACTTGTTTTCCATCACCAGTAATATCAACTTTTTTGCCTTCTTTTTTTGCTTTTAAAAATTTACCTATTACAGTTGCATAAGGACCATTATCTATCTCTCCTTCACCATACACATTATAAAAATATGTAATGGCATATCTTAGGTTATGCCAATCACAATATGTTTTTACAAGTTCTGCATTACAGTATTTAGTAAATGCATAAGGACTTTCTTTATAGTTGGTATCATTATCGCCAAACTTCGTACTTGAACCTGCATATACAAGTTTTGCATTACAATATTTAGTTAGTTTTAGAACTTGGTAAATAGAATTCCAATTATTCTCAAACACAATATCTATATCTTCAAAACTTCTTTCTACCCTAGAGTATTCTCCTAAATGATAGATAAGGTCAAAATTATTATGTGAAAGCATCATGCAGTCTTTTGTATTGCCATAGATATATTCGCAACCTGCAACAGTGTCTTCCATTGTGCTTGTTAAATTGTTATCAAGACACATTACAGAATGTTTATCCACCAAATTATTTATAAGGTTTTTACCTATGAACCCACAGCCACCTGTTACAAGTATTCTCATTGAAATTTCCAATAATTAGGTCTTTGGTTCCATAATTTAGTTTTAATTTTTTTGTAACCGTAATTTTTTAGTGTTTCATTAAATCTTTTAGATGTTTCCTTTCCATTAAGAACATCACTGCCATCTTTATAGTTAATGAAATGACCAATAGCAGGTTGGTTAAATGTATTTGCAACTAAAAGATGTGTTGGTTTGTTTTTTTCTAAAACTTCTTTTAAATGTTCAATCGGTCTTTCTATATGCTCAAAATACTCAGAAGCAAAAATTAAATCCATATTGCTGTCTGGTAGATCTTCCATAATTTTAAAATCGTAAGTAGTACCAAGTTGACTTGCCAATTTAAACTGTAATGTATTTTCAAGATTTGTACCTATAACTTTTGCATCTGAAAATAACTTTTTTAGAAAAGCTGTTGTATAGCCCATACCGCAACCGAGATCCAAAACTGAATCCACATTAGACATATCTTTGTAAATGCTTTTGTCAAAAAGTGAATTTGGTTTTTGTATATCTTTGAGATATTTTCTTGAGTACAAAATCCAACACTTCCATACTTCTGCAAAGTAAAAATCATCCGCATAAACTGAATAATCAATCTTGTCATTTAGTGAGTCATACCAAATTTTTTCTAAACGACCAAGTTCACCTATATCTTTTTCCTGCTTACGAAACTGTTTAATACTGATATCAATTTCATCTCTTAATTTTTTCTTTTCTACGTCTATATATTTAGTACAAGATTCTATAAAGCCTTCAATGTTTATACCAAAATCCAAAGTTTCATTTTTTTTTACAACTAAATTCATTCCAAAATTATTAATCCCTTTTGTAACTTTATGATCGTCCTGTCTTACAAGCTTTGTTTTAAAAACTTTGTAATCAACAGAATGATGCCATCTTCCATATCGCCATTTAAGTTCAGATACATCAGGATGAACATTTACCAACATTTGTGATTTATCTAAAGTTCCATCAACATAAATGGTGTCTGTATTACCACCTTTAACTGTTTGTGTGGTCATTTTTTCTTGTAAAAAAGCATTAAAAAGAATAGTGCACCAATTTTGTTTAAGCATATCTAAAGATAAAATCGTATCTTCGTTATATCTGCCTCTCCATCTAAAAGGTACGTCATTTTTAATTAAATTGCAGGAATATACTCTTGAGTTAAGAGTAAACGGAGGACTTGAACTTCGCGCAGATCTAAAAAAAGTATAATGAGGTCCTGCCATAGCCACGTTTTTATAGCGCAATACAAAATCTTCCATTGCGGCAAACATAGAACCATTGTTGACCTTTATCTTTTCATTTTTATTCATACGTCTAAAAGACCGTATATTGTCGTCCATTATCCAATGATATTTATGCCCCTGACTTACAGAATGATCCCATATAAAGTTCCTTGCAGGACCACTTCCTGTTGGCCTCTCTGTTCCAAAATCATCGCAATACTCGTATTTGTCCTTGTAAGACATATCAAGAACCAATAATTTATCTTCAGATACTTGATTAGCGTATAAATCATACTCATCTGGCTCAACAACCAACTTGTAAGGTAGATTTATTTTATCAAGCCATTTAGAAGTTAATCTTGATTCATATCTACCTTTGCTTGGTATATAAAGTGGAAATTTAGGATCATTCATACCTTTTACTTTCGGTGTTCATGTTTGTTTGTTCAGGGTACCAGATGTATTTGGTTTTATCAGTTATCTGTTGACCTACCAATTCTGCAAACTTTTGAACTTCTTCTTCATTATTAAAATGTACATACAATGTTCTATGAGCAGTATTGTCCTCTGATATAAATTCAGGCATATTTTCCCACTCTGCTAAAGGATCATCTACAACATTAGGATCAGTAATAGGCAAGATCTCCATTTCATTAAAAGCCAATATATTTAGATCAAAACCAAGTTTGTTTAATTCTTGTATTTCTTGCCAAAGCACTGTTTCGTCCCACGTTGAATTATTGGCTATTTTATTATCGGCTATAACAAATGCTTTCTTTTGTGCATCTGTTAGGTCTTTAATTTCAATAATAGGCACCTCAGGTAATTGCAAATAGCGTGCCGCCATATATCTGCCGTGACCAGCAAGAATCATTTGGTTTTCATCTATAAGAATTGGATTTACAAAACCAAACTCAACTATGGAATTAGCAATTTGTTGTATTTGTTGCTCGGTATGCTTTCTAGCATTGTTTTTATATGGACTTAATTTTTCTATATCTATATTTTGTGTTTCCATTTATATATCCTGTTTTTGTACTCTTTCTCTGAGTGATGTTGTTGAAAATGTATGACGTCTGCTTGTGTAAAAAGTTTTATGCAAACCCTCGCCAGTAAAGCTAATATTTTTATAATCCTCGCCAATAAACCTTATATTGATAGGTGTGGATTCAAGCAAATCTACCAAGCTATCTTCTGTGTCGTAAGGAATTATTTCATCAACGTACTTAATAGCTTGTAACTGCATATACCTTTCATACATAGATTGAACTGGTTTATTTTTTTCTTTTCTATCAAGTGTTGGGTCAGTTTGCAAACCTACAATCAAATATTCACAATTTTCCTTACACTCTTTTAGCATAACTACGTGACCTGCATGCAATAGATCAAAGGCACCACAAGTAAAACCTATCTTCATTACATATAAAAATCATTTGGTTGTACTTTGCCATCTGTAACCTCAACCAATAAAATCATTTCTTTTTTTCTTGGTATTCTTACACCTGTTATCCACTTTGCTAAAGTGCCTTGCGGTATACGCACATTTCTTTGAGTTTCTATCTCTTGTATAAAAGACATTTGTGTATAGTTGTTAGATTTTAAATATTCTTTTAACTGCATAATTTGTTTTAATTATTCCAAATATGAATTATAGTGGACTTAGTTTTTAATTACAAACTAATAAATAGGAGAAAGTAAAATGAAAAACTTAACTAAACGAGGTGAAACTTTTAGAGGCGCAAGAGGTACTTATTTGGTAACCAAAGGTCACATAGATAAGTATGAATTGTATCTCAATGAAAATTACTTACAAAAAAAAGATGACGGACATCTGTATTATAGCTTTATGTTTATACAGGCATTTCAGTTTAAAAAAGACGCATTTAAAAGGGTAGAAGAACTAGAAACTGAATATATACATTCGGAAGAATTTGTAGAAAGTCAAGTTGCTAGTGGTCTTATGACAGAAGAAGAAGCTAGAGAACATATTAAGCCAAAAAAGATTACTTGGATGGACGGCTTCAAACCTTTAACAGATTAATATACTTATTCCATAAAAGGTTTATAATTGTTAATCTAAATTGGAGAAATAAAATGAAAAAACCTAAAATTACACATGAAACTAAAATTGTAGATAGAGTAGTTCAGCTACTAAATTTAGGATTTACAAGTGATGAAGTTTACAAAGATATAACTGATTATTGGCCACATTTTTGGTCTAAAAAATCACAACAAGAGTTAATAGATTTTATAGAGCAAACCAATCAGTGCAATGTCTTTGCTGTTGGCACTATTCCAACAATAAAATGAATAGCAATAATCCGTTTGATGTTCACGGCATAGAACATCTATCACCCTCGTCTATAAATTCATTCTTAGATGATAAAGCCATGTGGATAATGCGTTATCTTTTTGGTTATAAAAATGGTGGTGGTCCTGCCATGTGGAGAGGAAGTGCAGTAGATCGTGGTATTGGTGCTTACTTTGGATATGAAGAAACTCCACATTCAGAAGAACAGTCCTTACATCTTGTAGAATCACAGTACACAGGATATAAAGCTGAATGTGAATATAATTATCCTAAACAAGAAATCAATCTTGATAAATATCTTGAGGAAAAAACTAAACTGCAAAGATATTTTAAAACTGCATTAGATTTCTATGACGATCTAGGTCAACCAACAGATTATCAAAAGAAGATAGAGTTACAGTTGCCTGATCTGCCTGTGCCTATTATAGGCTTCATAGATCTCCAATATGGTGACACTATACGAGATATTAAGACAACTGCTAGAACACCTTCTAAAGTATTTGAAGGTCATGCAAGACAGGTTTCTGTCTATGCGCAAGCTATGAATTGTGTTCCTATACTTGACTACATTGTCGTGACTGCCAAAGACCAAAAGGTAGTTTCACATACTGTAAGAAATGTACAGAAACACATAGAAACTGTAGAGCAAATAGCATATTCAATTATGCAATTTTTGTCCTACTCAAATGATAAATATGAATTAGCAAATGGTTGCTATCCCAACATTGACGATTGGAAATGGGGGGAAGATGAAATCAATTTCGCTAAGCAAATATGGAGAATATAAAATGAATAACCAAGCGTTAATAAATGCCATGATTAAGGCAACTGAAAATCTAAGTCACATAGTAAATGATTCTGATAACCCATTTTTTAAAAGCAAATATGCTTCTTTAAAACAGGTATTAGATACTGTTAAGCAACCTTATGCAGATCAAGGCATACATATACAACAAATAAGCCATGAATCTGATACAGGCGCAGTCGTAGAAACTGTATTTTTTGGTCATGGTGGAGAGTTGTCTACAGGCAAAGTGCACATGCCTTCACCTAAGACTGATCCACAGGCTTACGGTTCTGCGCTCAGTTATGCAAAGAGGTACTCATTACAAATGGCTTGTGGTCTAGCTACTGTAGAAGAAGATGATGATGCAGAAAAAGCCACTACAACTTTTTATTTCAAAGATGTTGAAGGTAAAATCCTTATAGAAGAAAGAGATCCTACCAAATATATAACATCACTTGGAAAATATCTGCCTGCAGAAAATCCTGATACAGATGCAAAAAATCTATATGAGATTAACGCAAAAGAGATATACAAAGCAAAAAAACTTACAAAAGTTCTGAAATACCAAGAAGGTTACGAAAGACTTATAGAAGTATATGAGCAAACCTAATAGTGTAACGGACTACGTTTACCTAGCCATGCGTGATGGTCAATGGTGGACTTTTTGGGAACTACAGGACATTATAAAAATTAATGTTGGTAAATTCTACGGAGAGCCCACCATAAGCGCATCTATTAGGGAACTACGTAAGTTTGAACAAAGAAAAAAATACGGACTACCTTTAAACGGAGAAATAGTCATTAGAAAAAAAATACTAAATAAAAAAGGTAATCAATACCGATTAATAACTGGAGAAAATAATGTCTGACAAATATGAACTAAAAGAAAACAGAGGAAACTTTTTTACTGAAAATAAAGTGACTGTGCCAAGAAAAGGTAAATGTAAAATGATGTGGGGTACTAAGGCTGAGGAAAAATATGGCGCAATTTTAAAATATACTGGTACAGAAAAAGACAAATATGAGTTTTGTGTTTCTCTTGGATTATTGCACTACAACCCGCCTGAGAAAAAAATTAAAGAAGGTACACCTGATATTGGCGGTAAAATAACTTTACCAGAAGTTGACTTAAATCCAATAAAAAATGCAATAGAAAGTATACAAATTGGTCAAAATGTAAGTGATATAAAAACAAGTTTACAAGATGCGTTAGAAAAGGTTACGACAGAAAAAGTCTATAAACTTGGCGGTTGGGCAAATGTTTCAGAAAAAGGCACTTCTTATACAAGCATCAAGCTGACACCAGAAGATGAAGATGCACCTATAAAAACTAAAACAGAGTCTGATGCAGATATACCCTTTTAAAAATGAACGAACAAGTAGAATCTTGGCAACAAAAGATTAGAGATCTGGCGCCACAAATACAGCAAGCAGAATACAATCTTTTAAAATCACAAGCTGACATAAAGAAACTACAGGCAAAGTTGGAATTGGTGGCTACGTCTCAAGGTGTAAAAACAATATCTGCCCAAAAGACTTATGCAGATAATAGTGATGAATTATATGAAGCTAGATTAAAAGAAGGTGTAGCAAAAGGCACTTTATCTGCTCTAAAAATAGAACTTAAATCATTAGATGTTGGGTTTGAAGAATGGCGTACCAAAATGGTTAATGCTAGAGAGGAAAGAAAAAGATATGGAGCATAATTTAATATTACGTCTGCACGACCATATAAATCATTTTAATAAGAGCATGAAACTTGCTACAGATTTGGATAGGGATAAGTTGTACGTTTACTGTGCTACAAATAACGAAGGTTTTTTAGAGCCTGTTTCGTATGGAACAGGAATAACAAGACCTGCATATATAGAAAAAAAACCAAAATATAAACACAAATATGAAGGTGGATGTAAAGTAAGAAAAGACTTTTACATTGATCAGATTATAAGAGATTGTGTTTACGTACTTTATAACGAAGATGTCATTGTATATGTAGGTCAAACCAAAAATATTTATAACAGATTAAATAGCCATATAAGAGATAAAAAATTTGATAGAGTAAGATACTTACATTGTAGAGAAGATAGAAAACTATATTGGGAAAAGATTTTAATAGAAAGATACCAACCTATATATAACAAACACAAGTGAAAGGCAGAAACCCTAACTCTAAGGAAAAAAAACACATGGATAGGGTTAGTCAACTAGGTTGTATTGTTTGTTATTTACAAGGCTTTTATGGAGTTCCTGCAGAGATACACCATATTGAAGGCAAGACAAAACCTGATACGCATTTTAAGGTACTGCCTTTATGCTTTGAGCATCATAGAATGGGTAGTGATATGGAACCTATAAGTCGTCACCCATACAAAGCTAGGTTTGAAAAAGCCTATGGTACGGAGTATGAACTACTTGAACTGGTTAATTCTATGGTAAAAAAAGATTAAATATTATTCCAAAAAAGGTTTACTTTTTCTGACAACAATATAAAATTATATATTAACAAGCTTAGAAAACTTGTTTAAATTGAAAATAATTAAAGGAAAATAAAATGAAAACACAAGAAATACTAGAACAAATCCAAGACAAGATTGTAGACCTTATGCAAAAAGAAGGTACTGATTGGCACAAACCTTGGACTTCAAAACCTGCACCTATCAACCATATAAGCAAAAAACCTTACAGAGGTATGAATAGCTTTTGGTTATCAGTGCAAGATTTTAGATCTCACGAATGGGCTACTTTCAAACAATGGTCAGAAAAAGGCTATCAAATCAAAAAAGGCAGTAAAGCAAGCAGAGTAGTTTTCTGTGAAGTAAAAGATAAAAAACCTGAATGGCTTAAAGATGACGAACTCGCTCTTTATAAATCCACAGGCAAATTACCTAAATACTTTTTATGGAAAAATTATGCAGTATTTAACGGAGATCAAGTAGAAGATTTTGTATCTGATATTATACCTAATGTCCATTCAGTAGAACTTACAGAAAGCAAATCAAAGTCAGTAGATCTTTTCGTAGCCAATACAGAAGCAAAAATATTTCATGACGAATCACAAGCATTTTACTCACCAATAAGAGATTACATTGGTATGCCGAATAAGACTGATTTTGATACAGATGTTGATTATTACTCTACATTATTACATGAACTCACACATTGGACTGGTCATAAGAGCAGATGTAATAGAGACCTACAAGGTAATTCTATTAGAGATTATGCAAAAGAAGAATTAGTTGCTGAAGTTGGTTCAGCTTTTCTTTGCAGAATTCTCGGTGTAGAGAAAACTGTTAGGGAGAATCACGCTAAATATCTCAACTCTTGGATTTCACTCATAAAAGAAGATTCAAAAGCAATGGTTAGGGCATTTTCACAAGCACAGAAGTCTATTGACTTCTTAGAAAAACAACAACTAGAAGATAAGGAGGTGGCATAAGCCACTTCCTATGGGAGAAATAAAATGAAAAATATGGCAACTAAAACTAAACCAAGATTTCCACAACTCACTAATTATCTACATCAAGGCATTTATTACTTAGTCATTGGAATCTTTTTAATGTTCTTTTTATATCAACTTGGAGAGTAAAATGAGTAAAGACAAATTATTAAAAAAATATAGAAATAAAATAGCTATTACTTATCTTGAGAATGAGGAGCAGAAGTTGGCTTGGTTTGGAAAATTAAGTCACGCTCAGGATTTTCAAGAAAGTGGCGCAGTTATTGTATCTTTGGTAAATCTAAGACATATACGTTCAGATAAATTAGTTGCCGAGTTTTTAGACAGTCTTTTATTTGACGGCTTTGAATTATAGGAGTATTGATATGTATGAACCTAACGAACCACACGATCACTGGGGATTACCTATAGATGGAATCATAAACATTGATGAAAAAGAAAAAGATTTAATAACTATGGCTTTGCTAAACTTTGATTTAAAAGAAGAAGAAAAGATTATTGCAAGAAAGTTAATGAAAAAGCTATGGAGAAAATAAGAGATATAATTTTTTTTACTTTTGTAGGTTTAGGCGTAATTATAATATTTGGTTGGATTACGTTGATTTTTCTACCTTATTATATAGGACGTGAAGTTTGGCAAAGATATGAAAATTGGTATATTAATAAGGGGAGAAAATAATGGTATTTCAAGATTTTTACGAATGTCGTCTTATACAATTAAATAGATTACAGTCTATTGATGATACCGAGGAAGAAGCAAAACAGATAAAAATTGATATGGGATATTCTGCTAATGCTGATTATTGGGATATAAGTAATGACGTGGCTGATATTGGAAAAGTTGCAGATTGGTACATGGAATGGAGAGAAAAGGAGAATAGCTAATGGAATTAAAAAAAGCATATAAAAATTGGCAGATAAATAACCCTGATGAAGAACATATAATTCAAAGAAAACGAACTATAAAAGAAAGTACAAGAAAGTTTTATCAAAAAAAACTTATTGCTTATAAAAATAAAAAAAGGCTTGGCTTAGATAAATAAATGAATTCTTGGTGGTTCGCTTGGGATGCTGAGATCTCAAATATAGATTGCGAAAATATAAAATCTTTATATAAGGCAGAGACAACAGAAGAAGGCAAGATTGGCAATAATTCTACAGATAATTCCATAAGAAAATCTAATGTATTAGGTTTTCCTTATGGAACTGAAAACAATAATACTATAAATAAATATATAGAAAAATATATAATCTTGGCAAATAGTGAATGCTTCGGATTTGAACTAAATGGATTTAAAGAATTTCAGATAGCTGAGTATACAGACAATGGACATTATGATGAGCATTTAGATATGAGGATAGATAATAGATCTTCTGTAAGAAAGCTAGGTATTACTGTTCAACTTTCAGAGCCAGAAGAATATATAGGCGGAGAATTTTTATTTACTAAAGATATAGAAACCCCAAGTCAAGAAATTATTAAACAGAAAGGAACTGTTATAGTATTTCCTTCTTTCTTATACCATAGAGTTACGCCAGTTACACAAGGAAAAAGATATTCATTAGTTGGTTGGTATGAAGGTCCTAATTGGCGTTAGTATTTTTTTCACTACTATATTTAATATTTAAACCTGCCAATGTGCAAAGTCTGTTTTTTTCATCAAGACCTTTTGGTGTAATATCAAAGTTATCGCCATTTTTGGTAACAAAGCCTTCTTTGACTATTTCTTGCAGATGTTCTTTAGGTGTATCTTCATCAAACATAACAGAAAGAATAGCACCTAGTCTTTTATTTTGTTTTTTAGATAGAGCCATTTTCCCATTCTTTAAACAATTTTTTCATTGCCACTTTATCAGATTTTGCATTTATCAAATCCGCTCTTAACTCATCCGCAACATAAGTCTCAAAATCATTAAGAGAGTCAGACTCCAAAAGCAAATCCAAAGCCTCGCATATTAAAGGTAACTCCCTATCATTTATACGATACCATTCTGAAACAAAATCTTCTTTTTTATACTTAGCCATCAGACTGCGAACCAATCCCCTCCCATAAACATTATTGCTTCTGCTTCTCTTCTCCTTACTAAGCCCTCAAGAACCTGACCATTGCTTTTATTCCATCTACGGATTTGTGCAGGCACTTCTTCGTACTTGCCTTCGTTTAAAACCTTAAGGAGCGTACTTTTTTTTAGCGAACCACCTCCTAAATTGTAGCAAAACGAAACTAAGGCATCATACATGTGTTGTTCAAGAGGAACCTCTACATAATCGTTTACATATCCTTCGTACTCAATCATTTCTTCTTGTAAAAGATATTCTGCTTCCTCTTTATTAATCTTGTCTCCTTCTTTAACATCTTTAGTGTGACCGTACCCTATTGTCCATACACCGGCAGGACAAAGGTATGCTTCCAATTCGCATCCTTCAAATTTCTTAATTAACGATAATCCTTCTGCTGATATTTGCATATTATTCTCCCCATGTTCCATCTTCACGGACTTTAGCTTTCTTTGTGCCACCCCAGTATTCAACTGCGTGTCCTTCCTTGATAAGTTTCTGGCAAACATCTTTGCCATCTTCTGTATAAGGAATGCCTAAAATCCTTCCATATTTGCCTTTACCAAGCGATTTAATTCTAAACTTACCTGAGCATAGTTGTATTAGTCTTTCTTTTGCAGCAAGACCAAGAGCCTTTTCTGCTAGGTTTCTTGTACGACTCTCAGGTGTGTCTATGCCTGCCAGTCTTACTCTTTGCTTATGTAGCTTAACGTCAAAACCAAGATCAAGAGTTACATCAATAGTATCGCCATCAACCACCCTGTCTAGGGATGCATTATAGACAAAGGCATCAGGCGATTTAGTCATTACTAAGACTCTGTAGGTGCGCTTGGTGCTTTGTCTTTAGCTTTTAGTATATTAAGAGCAAGTGCATCTATGAACTTATACGCCTTTCCTATTATTGCGTCG